AAATCCTTCTACAACAAAACTACGTTGTGCATGACGACCAAATGAACCTGAACCATCTGCTGCGTTTGGACTTGCTGTTACCCAACGATCTGGATTATATGGAGTTGTCATATTTGAGCCGTCCATCGGATCATTGTTGTAACGAGCATTTTGTCCATTGTTGTCATAGATGTTAATGTAATTTCTAACATATTTCTTAACATTGTAACCACTGCGACGTGTATTCCATAAACGCATACCTTGTGGGTATAGTGCAGGATCCGGAGCATCTGGATCTAGATAATTGTAATTCAATAATTTTTGTATGCTGTCCGGCTCAACATCTGAACCAGCACCGCTCCAACGTGCATCAGCAAACAACCAACCATTTGGTGTTGTTTGATCAGCTGGATCTTGTTTAACCCATTTTAATAAATCTGCGTTCCAAACATAGATATCTTGGCCATAACGTTCTGAATCAGCAGTGCTAACCCAAATGTCACCATCTACTAGGTCTGTACCATCGCTTTGTGTTGTTGGTGCTAGCGCAGCAACTTGAGGACCCATCGGATCACTAGTTGGAAATGCTCTAACATCTCGATAACCTACCCATGTATCGCCATCGTGATATAGAATATCAACTTCGTCAACAATTGAACTATACCATAGTCGTCCGTCTGCTGGAGTTGTGAACGGAGCAGTTGTTTTTGCTTCGTAAACTAATGGTTTCCAGTTACTTGCTTTAAATGTATATGTATCGTAATCACCTGCACCGTATAAATTTACTGTTCCAGTGCGTGTGCTTACATTGTATGCTGTAAATCCTAAAGTAGCTAATGGACTATGTGTTCCATCAGTTAATTTAAAATCACCACCTAATTTATGTGTAAGACTTACTGTGCCTAATAAATCATCGTACGAAGCAGAAACATTCACTAAACCAGCAGCACTTACTGCGGTAGCAAACCCACTTAAATCAGCGCCTGATGGAATAGTTACAGTGGCAGTAGTTGAATATACTACACTGCCTGCTAGTGTTTCTTGAATTGTAAACGTTGATGTTGACGCAAATGTAGATGTGCTTACAACAGTACTTACAGTTGTAGGACTTGTAGCAGCACGGCGATACACTTTGAATTCGGCTAGTTTAGGTGACGTAATATCTGCACCTGTACCGTGATCGTAATTGCTTTCGATAAACAATGTACCAACAGCAACATTTTTACCACCTGCTTTATCTAGATCGTAGATTGCAGCTTCTGATGTTGCGTAAATTGGAGCACTTACTTTACCCCATGTTTGTGTAGCACCACTGTAATACTTAACTGCCCAGTTAGCGCCTAGGTTAGGACTTGTTATTTTTATATAAACACTGCCTGTTGGGTTATTATTGTTACCGTATTGTGGAACTTGGGTATGTGGAGCGATAGTTAATGTTACTGCACCGTATGATATCGATGATACAGTTCCCGACGGAGTATTATATAATCCCAAAGTGCGTAGATCAGTCAATGTACCAGCAGCTAGTGCAATTCTACCGTCAACAGTTGAACCGTTCGATTTTGCAGTAGCATCTGCATATAGTTCTAGATAACCTGCTGAATTTACTTTTGCGCCAACTCCGTGTGCATGCATTGCAGAATTAATGCTTGCTGCAACTCCTGCAGGAGTAACAGTACCGCTTAATGTTACAAGGATAGTATTAATGTAGAAAGTTGTTGCTGCACTAACTGAACCAAATCCTGCACTAGTAGCAACAGGATAGCTAGTTTGCCAACATGCACTTGTGAATCCAGTTGAAGAAAAATTAGTTTCTTCGTTAGAACCAACTTGTACCCAAACATTATCGCTATTTTTAAACCAGATTTGATCTGAATTTTGTTTAGTAATCACTGCTGCATAATCGCCCTTAACACCAAAACTTGATTTAGGGAAATATGTATCTCCTACCAAATCAGCTACCGTATCTGCGTTACTGTCGTCAACGACCAATGGAGTTTTTGTAACAAACACTTTGTTTGTAGCATCCCATTCATTGACTCCGTATAGGGTATTGCTTGTGTCTACCCAATATGTGCCACTTACTGCTGAACCTTCAGGTATGCTAGCATGCGGAAGTAATTGTGCTAGATCCATATCAGCACGAACAACGTATGCTTTTGAACTTACACCTAACAAACTGTAAGCAGCCTGTAGACCGTATTCGTTCAATTCGCCGCCATTGATTGGATTGCTGTTTGAATCTGTGTAGAATAATGGGGTACCAAATGTGTCTGTTAAATCACGTTGACTTGTGATTGTCCAAACTTTACCAGCATTCGCTGCTAGTGTGCCTGGCGCTGTACCTGTGCCGCTGGCATTCGCTTTATTCGAAGCACTTGCTACGAATATCATTGGAACTGTTCCTGGAGCAGCAGGTGTGTAAAAACTTTCGTCAATAACTTGAACCTGTACGCCTGGTGATTGTAGTGTTGCCATTTCTTGATCTCCTTAATGGATTACTAATGTTGCTTTGCATATATTTAGTGACAACCGACAAAAATACATGGTTAAATATACAAACAAAGGGCGTAACAAAGGGCGTAAATCATGACTATACGAAAACTATGTAAGACCTGCGACAAAAGGCCGGCGGCTATTAACTACCATAAGGATGGAGTAGCTCATTATAGGTCACAGTGCGACCATTGTAGTCGGGTATCTAAAGAAGGAATCCCTAGTTGGTATCGGGCGGGATATAGGAAGAAACCTAAGTGCGATCGGTGTGGATACACTAGTAAGTTTCCACAGCAGTTCAATGTCTACCACGTTGATGGCAATCTACGTAACTGTCGATACGATAATCTAAAGACAGTCTGTGCAAATTGCCAAAGGGTGTTACATTCTACCGATGTTTCTTGGCGTCAGGGAGATCTTACTCCTGATCATTGATCACTATACGAAGTTGGTCATATAAATCTTGTATACTACCATCGTTGTCGATCACAGCATCGAACTTGGTGCCAACCCACGCAGTTTCACTAGCATGGATTCCTAACTGTTCGATCCTATGAGTACTGATTGCCCAACTCATATTCTTTTTTGGACCTTTGTTCATGCTAACAGCATCTTTGTACCAATCAGGAAGAGGACCGCGTGTTACCCATATGATCTTACCGCCAGCGTTCTTAATTGCTTTAATTTCGTTAGGGAAACGGCAGTCTGAGATGACTACGTTATCTTTTGATGTGCGGATTTTATTTTCCAAACTGGCAATCCAGATATCGTCATGGAATCCTCTACGACAAACTTCAGTGCCCCAGTACTGCAATACCCATCGCGGAGTAAGTTCGGGGATATCCAACCGTTTTGCCCACCAAGGGTCTACTTGTTCACGCCATTCACGGGCTTCTTTAGTACGACCTTCTAGTAATGTACGATCCCAACCAAACACTGCGCTAACAGCATCTTTGAGTGTGCTTGCAAATGACTCGCGTCTAAATTCGTAAAAATTTTGTAAGTAGTCGGCGGCAGTGTCTTTACCTGCGCCTATGAAACCGCAAATGCCAATGATCATAGTAACCCTTTCGATGTTACAGTTATTTTATGCTACTTTGACAGAGATGTCAAGACTATTTGAAAAATAATTAGCCGATAACAAATGTCATTGGACGTTGGTTATCGTAGTTGTTAGATAATTCTAGATCAAGTTTTTCGATCATTGCAGCGCCTTCAGCTTTGAGTGTGGCACCGTTTAGACTCGTGCCACCTTGTGGTCCAGCAATAGTTGCAAACTTCTCACGTGCTTCGCCTAGCATAACCTTAGCGTTGGCCAGTGCGTAGTCTTTGATCCATAGGCCTGCGTAGTTGTCTTGGAATAGATTGAAGTCTGGGCGATAGTTGTACATCCAAACTAGGATACTTTCTTCTGTTCTAGGACGTTGCGCTATGCGTAACTTCTTTGTAGTTGGATTGAAATCAAAGTTGATGAAACTACCAAACATCTTACCCACTAGATTTTGATAACTTGCGAAAGCAAAGTATGTGCCTAGGCCGCCCATGTTTGAACTAGATAGCAGGTATGTGTTACTGTAGGCTAGATTAAACGGTTCAAACAAGCTACCACCATCGCCACCTCCGCTACGACTACCAATACTACGGCGGAATACTTGACGTACTTCCATAACTTCTTTAGGCATAAAATATTCGTTTTGGTCTACCTGCAGAGTAATAAAACCAAAGCTCTCCTCAGTAGAATTTTGACTGCGTTGTCGATATCGCATAAGAGCTTTATCGATTGCAGTATTATAATGTATGGGATCAAGCTCTACATCGATCATACCATCACCTAGGAAGGTTTTGATATAGTCGATAACTATTTGGCGTTCATTTTCTAATTCAGTCATACAAATATTTAGCCATAAATACATTACTATGCCGAGACTTTCTTTATATCGTCCTGCGAAGGGCAATGACTTTAAACTATTAGACCGCGTGATCAATGAGCAATTCCAGGTTGGAGGAACTGATTGTATGGTGCACAAGTATCTAGGACCTGTTAATCCCGATGCTGGCGCAAGCACCCCTGGTGTTCCTACTAATACAAACCCCATAGGCGAATTGGGCATACAAGATTTAATCTTCATGGAAAACCGTGATCGTCATTATGACAGCGATGTCTATAGACTGCGTGGTGTTTACACCATGATGGACAGCGTATTTAATCTAGCACAGTTTGGATTGTTTTTGTCTAACGATGAGATTCTAGTTCACTTCCATCTACGCAGCACAGTTGAACAATTGGGCCGTAAAGTAATGGCAGGTGATGTTATCGAATTACCACACCAGAAAGATGAATATGCATTAGATGATGCTATGGTAGCCCTACGTAGATACTATGTGATCACAGAAGTAACCCGCCCAAGCACAGGCTACAGTCAAACATGGTACCCACATTTACTTCGCGCTAAATGTCAACCCTTAGTAGACAGCCAAGAATTTAAAGAAATCCTCGATGCACCAGCAGGGGATGGTAATAAAACCCTACGCGATATCATCAGTACCTATAACAAAAATATCGAAATTAACGATGCTATTATTGCACAAGCAGAAGCAGATGCTCCGATGAGTGGATATGACACTACTCCGTTCTATGTTATTCCTACACGTGAGTCCGGTATTGTTGATACCGCAGATGCTAGCGATGAAGAACATACCGTGGATACCGAAACAGCGGCCCTAGATGCTAGTATGACATTGCATGCTCCGGAAAAAGATCTATATGTTGGATATCTAACAGGCAATGGAAAACCGGTCAACGGGGCTCCGTACACATTTGGTTCTAGTTTCCCAGACGGAGTAGTAAATGGTCAATTCCACTTACGTACTGATTATTTCCCTAATAGGCTATTTCGATGGAATGGAAACAACTGGGTCAAGTTTGAAGATAATGTGCGTATGACGATGACTAATAAACCTAAAGACGGATTGCCAGCAGACGCATCGCAAACAAAACAAACACAAAAAGGTAGCTTTATTAATAATAATTCTACTTCAACGATTGCGGGACAAGTGGTACCAGAACGTCAAGCACTAAGCAAAGCATTGAAACCAAAGGCGGATAATTAAGATGAGTCAGTTCTTTTACGATGGGCAGATTAAACGCTATCTAACACAGTTTATGCGATTGATGAGCAACTTTGGTTATCAAGATGCCAAAGGACAATTTGTTCAAGTGCCAGTACGTTATGGTGATATGACTCGTCAAGTTGGTTCTATCTTAAACAAGAACAGTGAGAATGTTATACAATCGGCACCTTTTATCGCATGTTACATTAAAGATTTAAAATTCGATCGTGAACGTATGCAGGATCCTACTTACGTGAGTAAATTTAATATACGCGAACGTCAGTATGGGTACATCGACGAAGATCCTAGCAGCCCTACCTACGGAGAAATGATTAACGAATATGCCAATGTACAAGGCGGTAATTATACTGTCGAGCGCTTGATGCCAACTCCTTATCTTATATCATTTACTGCGGATATCTGGACTACAAATGTAGATCAAAAATTACAGTTATTTGAGCAAATCGCTGTGCTGTTTAATCCTGCTATAGAATTACAGACCACAGACAACTATATCGACTGGACGAGTTTAAGCTATCTCGAATTAATGGATACTTCAGTATTTGAATCTCGAAGTGTACCTCAAGGATTAAACAACGATCTTAGCATCACTTCCTTGCAATTTACTGCGCCAGCATGGATTACACCTCCTGCCAAGGTTAAGAAACTCGGTATCATCACAAAGATCATTTCTAATGTTTTTGCAGAATCTCCTGGCACAGGAGAAGCAGGTGGATATGATGATGCATTCTACGGTGCAGACATATTTGACGGATTGGATCCAGCTATTCAAAACATCATAACCTCAGATGACTATAGCATACTAGTGTTAAACAACACTGCGGTACTGGTTCCTGCAAGTGAATCAAACGTTAATGAAGGTTGGATAGATTTAGATGTTGTACCTAATAGACCAAGTTGGTTAAATTTATTAGACGTGTATCCAGGTAAATTTACTGCTGGGCTTAGCCAATTAAGATTAACCAAAGCAAATGGTAACGAAATAGTAGCATATCTAAGTCTGAATCCAACTAATGAATCATTGATGGCTCTTGCATTTGATCAAGAAACTATCCCCGGAAACACTATTTTAACAGATGTTTCTAACAGTTATAGTCGGGGTACAATCGATGCTATAATTAATCCGCAGACATTTAACCCACATACTGTAGAAGGTCTTGGTATTGATAAACGGTACCTAATCTTAGAAGATGTTGCAATCAATCAACAAGGCTACGACGGTCCGGATGCATGGAAAGGTCAATCCGGAGTAGAGCTAGCACACGCCAATGACATCATACAGTGGGACGGAGTTCGATGGACTATAGTATTCGATTCTACCACAGTCACAGATATCACATACATAACTAATGCATATACAGGCATCCAATATAAGTGGGATGGCCAGCAATGGTCTAAATCCTACGAAGGTGTCTACACAAATGAGAATTGGCGGTTAGTATTATAAAAGAAATTATATGTTCCGGCGGATTGTTTATCGCTAAAGACACAAAAAGATTTTTATTCTTACTTAGAACACAAGGTAAAACTGCAAACACCTGGGGATTAGTAGGTGGCAAGCGTGAGCCAAGTGATCAAACACCTCACGATACGTTAATGCGAGAGGTTGAAGAAGAAGTAGGATTAACTCCAACCATCCACAAGGTAGTTCCATTAGAATTATTCACAAGTAATGATCAAATGTTCCAATACAACACTTATGTGCTAGTTGTTGATAATGAATTTATTCCTACACTCAATGAAGAACATAGCGGGTATGCGTGGTGTGATTTAGGTGCTTGGCCTAAACCCTTGCATCGTGGTGTACGTACCAGTCTCGGTAATCGTATTATTAAAACTAAATTAGAATTGTTGCGTGAATTGATCTAAACGCAAACTGCGTGTGCTGCTAGTTTGTACATGATCAGCTTAGTCCATCGAGCTGCATCTTGGCTGGTTACGTGTACATCAAAATGTGACGGCGGTTCAAACATCTTGTTAGTATCTTCAAACCGCCCTTCCGCAATAGTATCAACCCATACAGTAAGATCTGCACGGAAGTTTTTACGCATAATGTCCAATGGTGCTACAAAATCTGCTATCACATAATCGCTAGGTGATTGTTCTGATAAGATATACATACGGATAGATTGGCGGATTCGGCCTTCTAGGCTGAAGTCCCAATCATCAAAGTCTCGCCTAACTGCATCGGCATTAAGCCATGTCACAGTCTGACCCACATCTTGTAGAGATCGTTGTAGCTCTTCAGCTAGTGTAGTTTTACCTGCACCAGGTAATCCCATGATCAAGATGCGGTGTGCCATTATTAATTGTTTAAAATTGTAGTTACTTTTGCGATTAAGGCGAGATTATTCCAAGTGGCGCGTACTGCGTCGTATTCTTCGTGTTCCCAAACTACTAAACCACGACGACCAACTCCTCGAGAATAGGTAGTTCCGTCTGGTTGTAATTCGTCGGTAAATGGTCCTAACTCAATATTTACATTAACTCTACGACGAATTACATCTTCTTGCATTTCAATTACTTTGAATTCAGTCGATACTACTCGTTCGCTAATTACGATTTCGGTATTAATTGGTACACTTGTTGTTATATCTGTCATTTTATTTCTCCTTGTTAATTTCTAATATTATATTTATTGACGATTATTCGTATAATTTTTTAATGTCATCCACGATAGGACCGGCTGACTGTTGAGGATTTAACGCTTCTAATATATCCATAGAATATAAATTATCTGCAATATTAGCACAAGTAGTAGCAGGATTGATCCATATTGTATACCCGAGGTCTCGTATTTTATTACATAATACTAAAC